TGCCAGAGTTGATGAAGTTGCGCCGCTACGGCATTGACTACGCTGAATTACGGGTACGGTTCGGCCATGTGCTGGAAGTCACACATGGCACCAGAGTCAGCAAGTGGGCCGGCTACACGGCACGATTAGAACAGGAGCAACGGCGCTACAGTATCTCTACCATCACCGGCCATGTGCATCGGGCGGGGCGCTTTCAGACCCGGGTGGGGAATGCTCATGTTGTTTCGCAGGAGGCACCTTGCTTATGCGATTTATCACCGGAGTATATGACCGATCCCGATTGGATTCAGGGCGTGACACTTTTTATTGTGAGAGATGGAGCAGTTCAAATAGAACCTGTACTATTTACACCCGATTACAAGGCGATGATTGGTAAGCAGTATTTTAGCGTGTAATTACATTGTAATTACCCATTGAACTTTCCGAAAACCTGTGCTATACTATCGTTAGCTAGAATGATTCTCAGTTGGAGGCAAAAATGCAACTACTTCGAGACGCATGGCGGACGGCGGACACACCAACCCGCATTGCAATGATTGTCGGCGTGGCGTCGCTGATCGGACTGGCATTGTGGCAAGGCGTGGATCTGGCATGGTTGCCGAAATTGTTGATGGCGGGCGGATAATCGCCTATTGTCAGTCGAAGAGTATGGGGGGGGCTTATGACACGGAAGCAAATTATCAGAGCCGAAATCGATAGCAACACTGCCATGCGGGCGCTTGGCGACAATTACCCCGCTGTTGCGGCGCTTTTCAATGAGCGGCCACAGGTGGCGAATCCGGCGCCGCAGCAGCAGGTTGCCAAGCGTCTGGGCATCCGCGACCTATTCGGCGCAATCACGCCGGCAGAGGCGCGAGCATTGTACATGATCCCTGGCTATCGGGATGATGTACAGAAGGCCGCTGAGGCTGGTGACCGCGTTGCGCTACAAATGTACGTGGGGATTGCAGCGTCTGATTTGAGCCAGCAGAGCCTTGCCGCACTCGCGGCGCTAATGCAGGCAACCGAACCCGATCCGGCATGGACAGCGACGATTCCCGGCGATTCGATTGCCATGACGCTGGGGCTGGGCGTCGTGCGTGCGGCGGATGTGCAGGAGGCGCTGAACTGATGCTAGGCAATGGATTTTTGCCGATGTTTGCGCCAGGCGGCGCGGCTGCGAATGTCTGGACGGGCGCAACGTGGGCCGTGAGCGGGGGCAACGCGTACAACGTGCCGGCGCTGGGCAGCGAGCTGCTGACGAATAATGGATTTGATACAGATACCGCGTGGACAAAGGATGCAGGCTGGACCATTGGAGGCGGCGTTGCCGCAAAGGAGGCGGGATCTGCAAACTGGATTCGTCAATCAGTTGCAATTGTGGGTAGATACCACCGACTAAGTTTCGATATAGTGTCAATTAGTGCCGGATCATTTCGGGCGGGGATAGGAGGATATGCTTACGGCCCTAGTCTGACTGGGATTGGAACGGGGTACGCTGCCGATGCTTTGGCGGTTTTTGCATCGTTCAACGGAGTTAGCGCCAGCAGCACGGCAAGCGGAACTGTGGACAACGTTTCGCTAAGGCCATTTGTTACCGCCACTCTGTTTGCATCGCTGAGTGGATCGAGCAGCAATGAAGCGGCCGCCGCAAAAATTGCTACGATCACAACGGGTGGACTGGCGGGCGTTGTGGCACTACTGGACAGCGCCAGCAACCCACAAAATTTTTTGCACGCCTACCATGATGGCGTAGGCGTAACGCTGGATAAATGCGTTGCAGGTATATACACCAACCTGATTCCGCGTGTGACCGTGGCCTTTACCGCCAACGCTCAAATCGAAATTCGCCGACCGATCGGCAACACCTTTCAGCTTTGGTATAACGGCGTTCAACGCGGAACTGACCAGACGGTCGCCGACACCAGTATCATCAACAATACGCGGTACGGATTGTTCTCGACGCACAGCGGTGGCACATTCGGCGAATTTAGTTTGGACGGGTCGGTGATTCCGTTTAATTTGCCAGGAGCATAACATGGCACGAGCATTTGGTACACGCAACACAAGTGGCGACGGCACCGCCGTCATTGCCGCACCTGGCGCGGGTCTGCGCATTGTGATTTACGGCTGGCGTATCCAGGCGGAAGTGGACGGCGATCAGGTGGTGCTACTTAAATCGGGTAGCACATCGCTTAAGCGCTTCTTTATGGCGACAAAAGCGCAGGGCATTGTCGAGGACTTGAGCGGCGAAAATGAGACAGATAAGCGCGTCTACTGCGGCCAAAACGAGGCTGTATTCGTCAACCTGCTCAATCCGCTGGCGATGAACTACGATATTGATTACTATGTGGATGGGGTGTAGGCCATGATCATCTACATCGCATCGCCCTACAGCGGCTACGACGACAAACAAGCCGCCGTCAACGTGCAGATTGACGCCTTTGCTGTGTTGCGTGACGCCGGCCACCAGCCGATTGCACCGCTGCTGAGTCACTACGTTGACGAGCGCCACCCCGCCAGTTATGAACGTTGGATGCAATGGTGCATGACAATGGTGAGTGTGGCAGATTTGGTTGTACGGCTTCCCGGTGAGTCGAAAGGTGCTGATGCGGAGGTGGCAGAGGCAAGGCGGCGCGGGATTCCGGTGGTGTATGGCGTAGAGAGCATTGTCAATCCCGGCGCAGTGTACGAGGTGACAGGGGATGCGCCATACACCTGGGCCGACCACCAAGCCGCCAACCAAGCGACGCTTGACGAGATTGCCGCCGCCGTTGGCGTGAAGCGATGAACCTGGAAACCGTCGCGGCGTTGCTACTGTTGACGCTGCTGGCGGTGATCATTGCGTATGAAGTGGGAAGGTAGGAATCTCGTAAGAGATGGTTATCTCTCCGTTGGCGATTCGCTATAAATCACTTTTGTCGGCGGGAGATTCGCTCCAAGCTCCATAAGTTTTTATCCATTTGCCGGAGTGACCGCCGGAGGAAACGTTGAGTAAGCTAACGCCGTGTTCGATGAGGGTAGAAATCCATTGCCGTTCTCGTTCTTGCCATTGCTTACTCGTTGTTTCTTCTAAAACAAGTACGTCAGGACGCTGACCTTCTTTCTTGAGTTGGTCAATCCATTTCTTGCAAGGATTCATGTTGTATTTGGTGCCGCGCTCGCGATAATGAGCAGCTAATCTAGTCTTCAGGTTAACGGTTTTGCCAATGTATCTAATGTTGCCCGTTCCTGGGGAACACAATGCGTAAATGTAGACGGTACGGTCTGTGGGGCAAGATGGGGCAATTGTTCGCTTTAATTGTTCTCTTGCCTCAACCGGTTGATCGCGGTATTCCATTGCAGCCATTTGCTCACTTGTCCTTTGTCTGTTTGATTGCTTGGTAGGTTTGTTCAATCCATTTATCTGCCTGGGCAACGATCCAGCGTCCGATTGATGGATTACCGTTGTGGATGTGGCCGGCTTGAGCAGCGAGGGCTTCCAGCGCTTGTTTGCGTAACTCGCCTTCGTCGCCGGTTCCAAGGTGAACGCTGATGGTTATGGATTCTGATTTAAGCATCTTGGGCTTCCGTTCTTGCTTCATGGTAGAACCGTGACGGAGGTAGCCCCGACCATCTTTGCGTACTCGACTGCCATGCGCTTGGTGTCGGCATAGTTGCCGGAGAAAAACTTGGTTTCGCTGTTGATACGAAACGCCCAGTTACCAAAACCATTGGGTTGCTTGCCGTGTGAGAGTACAAATTCTAATGTAATGATTTTCATTTTCATGTTCCTTTTCTTGAGTCTTTCAACGCTGTTTCTATATAGAATCATACACCACTCTATATAGAAAGTCAAGCGCTTTTGTAGAATTCATTATATATTTGACAAAATACTAGCCACTTGGCTAGGTATAATAGGGAAGCGGTAGAAGTGGCGAAGAAGAAACCAACGACAATCACCTGGACAAACGAGCGGCGCAAGCTGGCCGACCTCATCCCGTGGGAACATAACCCGCGCACGATCAAGCAGAAGCAAGCTGAACGCCTGGTCGATAGCGTGGAAACGTTCGGGCAAGTGGAGACGCTGGCGATTGGGCCACAAAATGAGCTATACAATGGGCATCAAAGATTGTCCGTCCTTGCCGGTCAGTATGGCATGGATTATGAAGTTGACGTGCGCGTTGCTAGCCGGGAATTGACCGAACGGGAACGGCAGCAGTTGACGGTGTATCTTCACAAGGGCGCTGCTGGTGATTGGGACTGGGAAGAACTCGCTAACAGTTTTGAGTTTGAAGATCTAACCACTTGGGGTTTCGCTCCATACGAGTTGGGCAGTAATGAGGAAGGCACCAACCCCGCTGACGAGTGGGTTGGTATGCCTGAGTTTAAGAATGAAGATGCAATGGGGGCAGTTGCTACAATCAAGGTGCATTTTGCAACCAGTGATGATGTGGCTAATTTTGCGAGATTGGTCGGGCAGGCAGTTAACGAAAAGTCGAAATTTATATGGTATCCAAAGCAGGAAAAGTTAAATCTCAAGGAGTACAGGGTCAAGGATGAATAATAGATACCCTATTTTTGTACCAACAAAAGGTAGATACAAAACGCCTTATACGATCAGAGCATTAGAGAGCATCAATGTCCCATACACTGCCGTCATAGAGGAACAGGAGTACAAAGAATACTCTGACTCTATAGGCAAAAAAAATTTGCTTATTTTGCCGCATCAGAATAAGGGGTTGACTGTTACCCGAAACTGGATTTGGGACTACGCGCAGAATGAACTTAAGTCGCCGTACTTTTGGACGATGGACGACAATATTAGAGGATTTTACCGACTACATGAAAACATCAAGTATCGTGTCGATAGTGGGACATTTTTGTATGTAATGGAAGATTTCGCAGAAAGATATGAGAATTTATATATTAGCGGGATGCAGTATGAGATGTTTGCACCAAGAAAAAAGAAGCACCCGCCATTCATTCTCAATACCCGTGTTTATTCAAATATGCTTATAAGGACAGATATACCGTATCGAAATGTAACATTTTACAATGATGACACAGACCTATGCCTGCGAATACTAAAAGACGGCCACTGCACTTTGCAATTTTGCGCTTTTTTGGCTGACAAAATAGTCACAATGCAGGTAAAGGGAGGGATGACGGACTACTACGAAAAGACGGAAAAGCGCAAGCAATTTGCTGTTGAGCTACAGAGAGCGCACCCAGATGTGGTAAGGGTGGTATGGAAGTTTAATAGATGGCATCACGAAGTAAATTACAAGCCATTCAGAAAAAACAAGCTCATTAAAAAGGCAGGAGTTGTTATTCAGGATGGCCCAAACAATTACGGCATGGTATTTAAGAGGCCAGATTGTTAAAAACTTGTTCTCATAAGCTTTGTTCGATCTGGCACAAAAAGCTTTTTGTCTTTACGTTGCTTCTTGAATTCCTTGATTGATTCAATGTAGGCGTCAGCCGCAGCGTAAACAGTAGTTAAGTCAACTTCCTGGCGATGAAACTTAGTACGCATTTCGATAAAAGCTTGCTTCAGTTCTAGTGGACTTGACATTATCTAACCTTTCTTGCAAATAATTTCGCTCCATTGCACTATTGTACATTGTAAATTGCGGGCAGTCAAATCAGCAATAGGTCAAACATCTAATGGGGTATAGCCGGAGCAGATGGCAGTAAATAACAACTATGGCAGCACGAAAACGAACACCATTCCAGCGTGAGGAAGATCTTGTGCAGATCACGCGCCTATACCTGCAAGGCCGCACGCAGCGTGACATTGCCGAGGTGGTTGGCGTGTCGCAAGGGCAAGTTAACCACGACCTAAAGCTGATTCAGCAGCGGTGGCGTGAATCGTCCATCATGGATATGAACGAGGCGAAGCAAAAAGAACTGGCACGCATTGACGAGGTAGAGATTCAGTTTTGGGAAGCGTGGGAACGGTCGAAAAACGAACGCACCAGAGCGCGTCAGGAGAGTGACGGCAAGAGCAAGGACGGCAAGCCCAACGTCGTCAGGGCGACAATGGAGAAAGAGCAGCGCGACGGCAACCCCGCCTTTCTCGCTGGCGTGATGAGTTGCATCGAGCGCCGGTGCAAGCTGCTGGGGTTGGATGCGCCGGCGAAAGCAGAGTTGACGGGTAAGGATGGGGGGCCGGTGCAAGTGGACGCAATTGTAAAGAGTGCTATAGAGAAAGCTTATGGGAATGACAGCGTTTGACAATTTTGCACGAGTAGCGAAAAGATCGGGATGCCCAAAGGAGCAGATCGAGAACTTCTTGTCGGCTGGCTATGTCCCGCAACCAAAGCAGTTGGAGTTTCACGCCGCTGCGCGTGAGTGTGATCGCACCGGTGGTTGCGATCAGGTTGGCTTTCGGCGGCGCTAGAGGGCCGGGAAAAAGTCATGCCACCTTTGCCCAAGTAGCGCTTGACGACTGCCGCCGCTTTGACGGGCTAAAGGCGCTCTATTTGCGCAAGGTGGGAAAGCAAGCGCGTGAACAGTTTGGCGACCTTGCGCGCAAGGTGTTGCACAGCGTGCATTACGAATACAAGCAGTCGGCGGGGTTGCTTGAAATCTGGAATGGCTCACGCATTTTCGTTGGACATTTCAAAGACGAAAAGGACATCGATAATTATCTGGGCATTGAATACGACCTGATAGCCATCGAAGAGGCCACCACACTGTCACAGTCAAAATATAAGGCATTGCGTGATAGTAACCGGAGTAGCAAAGCGGGGTGGCGACCAAGGATTTACGCAACCACCAACCCCGGCGGCATCGGCCACGCGTGGTTTAAGCAGCGATTTGTAACGCCGTGGCAACGTGGTGAAGAATCATTTACACGGTTCATCTCGGCTACCGTTGATGACAATGTATTCAATGACGAGGGCTACCGGCGTCGGCTAGAGGAAAATGTCGGATGGAAATTGCGGGCATATCGCTTTGGTGATTGGGACATTGCCGCCGGTCAATTTTTTACAAATTTTAGGACTGACCTACATGTTGTCAGGCCGTTTGCGTGGCCGACCACATGGCGACATTGGTGCGCTCTGGACTACGGGTTCACACATCCAACGATGTGTTACCTGGTTGCGCAGGACGGCGACGGCAACATTTATGTGATTGACGAACACCGATTGAGCAAGGCGCTTGTCCCGCAACACGCAAATGCAATCAAGTCGATGCTAGAGCGCAATCAAGTCAGCCTGAAAAGTCTAGCCACCTTCGTTGCCGGGGCCGACGTTTTTGCGAAGCGAGGCACAACCGCCGCCACTATAGCTGAACAATACGCGGAGTATGGTATTCACTTGTCAGCAGCCAACGATGATCGTATCAATGGGGCGGGCGAAATATTGCAGATGCTGGGCGATGAATCACAAGGCATACCGGCTAAGCTGTTTATCTTCGATAGATGCACGGCGCTGATTGAGTGCTTGCCTGCAATGGAGCATGACCCGAATCGACCGGAAGATGTTCTAAAAGTCGATGTGGACGAAGACGGCAACGGCGGCGATGATCCGTATGATGGTTTACGTTATGCCGTCATGGCGGGCAAACGCACATCCGCAGGCACATGGGGGACGAGAAAGAACAAATGAGCAGACGCAACAACCGCTACAAGCACCGCCAACCGACACCGCAACTAACCAACAACGTGCGCAGTATTCGCGCGCAGCGATCCATGCTCGACAACAGCATGGCGGCGGGCTATCTGGGCAAGCAGTTTGAAGGGGATCGGGATTACTACGAAAAGCTGGGCTATCCCAAAGATTTACTCTTTGAACACTTTCTTGCCAAGTACATGCGGGAAGACATTGCAGCCCGCATTATTGACTTCCCGGCGGAGGAAACTTGGGGCGATGGTGTCACCATCATTGACGGCAGCGAAGACGACGCGGTTGACGATTCGCCATTTTCGGTAGAGTTTGCGGCGCTATCCGAACGCTTGCGCCTAGCGCACTACTGCGAACGGGTGGACAAGATTACCGGCGTTGGCCGCTACGGCGCTTTGCTTATCGGCGTGGCCGGTGATGCGCCATTGTCGGCACCGGTGGAACGGCTGAATAGCGCCGCTGATGTGCTATATCTGCGGCCATTTGCTGAGATCAACGCCGATATTCACTCGTTTGTCAATGACGCCACCGACGCCCGTTATGGGTTGCCGGCGCTTTACAACGTCACCATGATGGCCGGGACGACGGGGGCTGGCACAACCACCATGCAGGTGCATTGGAGCCGCATCATCCACGTTGCCGAAAACCTGCTCGACAATGAGGTGTACGGCATTCCCCGCTTGCAGCGCGTCTACAACCGACTTGACGACATCATGAAATCGGTAGGCGGTAGCGCTGAAGCAACGTGGAAGCTCATGCGTAAAGGTGGCATTTTCAGGCTTGCGCCCGATGCGCGCCTGTCACCAGAGGAAGAGACGGCGTTTGAGGAACAGATCGATGAAATGGATCACGGTCTACGGCGCTACCTGCAATTGCGCGGCATCGACTACCAGGATCTGGGCAGCGAGGTTGTAGACCCAACCGGTAACGTGGATCTGATTCTCTCGCTCATCAGCGGCGCAACTGGTATTCCCAAACGCATCCTAATCGGCAGCGAACGGGGAGAACTTGCCAGTAGCCAAGACGAACGCAATTGGGCCAAGCGGGTTGCCAAGCGCCAGCGCAACTGGGCCGATCCGACCGTCTTGCGCCCACTGGTTGATCGGCTGATTCGTTGGGGCGCCTTGCCCGCGCCAACGACGGGGCGCTATCACGCCAAATGGTGGCCGTTGGCCGAAACCACGGCGCTTGAGCAAATGCAACTGGCACAAGGCTATTCACAGGTCATCGAACGCATGGCGCAACCGGGGATTGAGCAAGTGGTCGATGTGCCAAAGTTTATCAATTTTTACGTGCCGGATTTGCCGAGTGATGCCGTGATTGATGAGGTGGAATTGCTAGATGAAGAGCTTGGCGAAACCGACGACGATGAACCCGAAAGCGTGACGGCCAACATGCTATGGAACGTTGCCCATGCCCGCCACTGAGTCACGCAGCGTTGACCCGACCCGCACGTCGGTGTTACGCAAACGTTACCGCCAGCACTACCGGCGCATGTGGCAGCGCGTCAATGCTGCCATCAATGAGTACATCGACACTGTGGATTTTAGCCGTCCGCTGGCGCAGCGCACGGCAGAGTTTAACCGTTTTGTTGACGCCTTGCTACAGC